ATATGGGTGGATATGTCCGCTATTACACAATAATATATATTAAAATGAACTTAAAGAAAAACCCTCAAAAATGGCAAATTCCAGTTTGTGTGCATTTATGGTAATAAAAATAATAAATCTCAAAATACGATTTTTCAAAAACTTTTTTAAAAATTTGAAAATTTTTTCCGGATTTGGACATTTTTTTTTGTCCATTTTGAGATTTGAAAATGCCTTTATGAAATTTCGCGAAAAAAACACCATTTTTCAGTTTTCTTATCATTAAGCTCTCAAAACATACAATTTTAAAAAAATATTTTCTTACGACAAAAAATTTTCGCAATTTTTGGGCTACTTTTCGATTTTGGACATTCTGAAATTTGTCAATAATTTGTCAATTTTTCACCCTATTTATCAAAAAAAAAAGTAGCAAAAATATGTAATTTTATAACAATATATATATTGAAACCAATTATCATTACAATATATATATTAAATTTAATAGAATTGTTATGCTACAAAAAATATGCGAAAAAAATGCGAAAAAAGTAGCAAAAGTAGCAAAAGTAGCAAAAAAAGTAGCAAATGTAGCAAAATCAATATAAAGATATTTTTATCTATTATTATAATAATGGAGTCAATAGAAAAAGTAGCAAAAGTAGCAAACAATTTTTATTGTGAAATTTGTGATTATACATGCTCTAAAAAATTTAATTTTAATAAACATTTAGAAACCGAAAAACACAAAAAATTATTTAATCAATTAACAAGCAATAATAAAGTAGCAGAAGTAGTAGAACCAGAAGAAGTAATAAAATATTACAAATGTGATATGTGTAATAAAGAGTATAAATGTTATTCTGGATTATGGAGACATAAAAAAGTGTGTAAGTTTGAAGAACCAACATGTGAAGAAATAGAAGAAGAAATAGAAGATAGTAACGAAATTTCTTACAAAGATATGTTTTTAACTATGGTAAATGAAAATAAAGAAATGAGAAATATGATAATAGAACAACAAAAATTGATAGTTGAAACTATACCAAAAGTTGGTAATAACAATAATAATACCAATAATACAGTTAATAATAATCAGCGATTTAACATCAATGTATTCTTAAATGAAAAATGTAAAGATGCTATGAATATCAGCGATTTTATCAAATCTATTGAGGTTTCATTAGAACAATTAGATTTAACGAAATCAAAAGGATTAGAAGCAGGAATAACAAGTGTAATAATGGAAAATATGAGTAATTTAAGTGTATATGAAAGACCAATACATTGCACAGATACAAAACGAGAAACATTATACATAAAAGATGGTGATAAATGGGAAAAAGATAGAGATAAATCAAAGATAAAACATGTTATAAAGAAAACATCTGGTAAGAATTATGATGCTCTAGTGAAATGGACAAAAGAAAATCCAGATTTTATGGATTCAGATGATAAACAAAGGTATTATGCTTTGGCTTTATCGAAATTAGGAAAGCCTTTGGAAGGGGTAGATGATAAGGTAATTAAAAAGATTTGTTCAAATACTTATCTGAAAGAATCTTTAGAAGATGAAGAAATGTTAAATTAAGTTTATCTGCGTCTAGTTTTTCTTGATTTTCTTTTATTTTTTTTAGATTTTTTAGGTTTTTTAGCTTTTTTAGGTCTGCGTTTTTTGCCACCACCAACACTACTATCTCCTGCACCTGGTGATTTTTCTGCTGGTTTTGCGGCGGCTTTTCTTGCTTCTTCTTCTGCTGCTTTTTCTCTTGCTTCTTTTTCTGCTTTTTCTCTTGCTTCTTTTTCTGCTGCGGCTGCTTTTTTTGCTGCAGCTTTCTTCTGTAAATTTACTCTTTCAGTATTACAATGATTAGCAATACAACTTTCTAATTTTTTTTCTAAATCCTCTATTTCTTTATCTTGTAGTTGGTTTACTCTTTGTTGTTGGTTTATACTTGCTGCTGCTCCCATTTATATATAATAATATAATATTTTAAAATAAAAAATATAATATTATTTATTGTGTTTTTGGTAGTGGTGCTAAACATAATTTAATATCGCCAAGTGAAGCAACATTATATCTAACAATAAGAGGTCTATTATTTTCTAAGAATATTTCAATTTGATTACATAAGTTAGTGCATTTGATGAAGTAAACAAGATTTTTGAGTGAGAATTCGCCTTGTATAATATCATGTGCTGCGAGTTTTTGAACAAATTGCATACTACCTTGTGATTCGGTTCTGCGAATTTCAGCTTTTGCATATTGACCAACACATTTGAATATAAGTTCGTCTCCAACAGATTTAATTTCCAATTTTTCAGAGATATTTGCTAAATCACGAACGATTTTTTGAAAGTCAGATGAAGGCATATTAATGACAGATGAGAATTTAACATCAGGAATACTAAGTTCTTCTTGTTCAGGTTCAATTAATCTAAGTTTTTGAATTTTAGACTGTTTAATGTCACCGTTTTCGAATTTGAGACCAAGTTCAGTGACGACACCATCTACATAGTCATCATTTTCAATGTAAATAGTTAAAGTGTCATCATTATCAATAGAAGTAATTAATTTGAAGAGGTGAAACATATTAACACCAATAATAATTTTTTCGTGTCTGCATTCATAGAATTCAAAATTGCAAGCTTTTAACATAAGATGAACGAGTATGGTGTGTGTTTTATCCATATTAATAATGCGAATACCATCTTTTGTGAAAACAATGTTAGTATCTAATAATATATCTTTTAAGGCTGTCATTAGAATTCTAAAAGGTGCGATTTGTACGGTTTTAATAGTTAAAACATTATTAATATTAGTTTCATTAGAAATTTTGGAAGCATTATAAGTAGCCATCTTAAGAATATTTATAATAATAATTTAATTTTTAAGCTTTAAATTGTAAAATAAGATTTATAATTTTTGTAAAATTATAAATAAAATTAAAATTTAAGAATAGGTAATTTAATGAAATTAATAAAATATTTCTTATTAAGTAATTTATTAGCTTCAAGCTGTTATAAAATGAATAATTTAAATCCAGAAAGATTTTATTCAGTAAGAAATATAAAAAAATTATATTACGAGAATAATATATATTATGATTTGTATAATGATTTTTGTAAAGCAGATATATTATGTAATGAAGATGAATGTGAAATAAATTTAGAATATACAAATTATAAAAGTTATAGAAGTTTAACAGCGGAACATATATTTCCACAATCTTATACAAAAAGATATAGTATAGCACGACATGATATGCATAATATATTTTTAACATCAAATTATATAAATTATCATCGTAGTAATTATAAATTTTCAGATGCAAATATAAGTAGTGATAAAAATTTAATAGCAATAGATGATATAAATTATAAAAATGATATGGATAAATTATTTATTCCATGTGTAAATAGTCGTGGTCCAATATCACGAGCAATAGCATATATGATAACTAATTATCCAAGATTAATGTCAAGTTATGTATTAGATATAGATTTACTAATAAAATGGAATAATTTATATCCCCCAAGTGAATTAGAATTAGAGAGAAATGAAGTAATAAAAGAATTACAAGGAAATGAGAATTTATTTATAAAAGATTATAAAAAATTAAGTATTTAAAAAATTAATAATTTAAAGGAAAAAAAATATTATATTTATATAAAAATGGAGAATCAGGTAGTAGGTATTAATGTTAGCTTACAGCACGCCGTATTAATGTTAAACATTTTAAATGTTGTATCAGCGAGAGGAGCGATAAGACCAGATGAAATGAAACCCGTAGGTGATTTATTTGAATTCTTACAGAACGAATTAAAACCATACATAAAAGAAGCCCCAGCTCAGGAAGAAGCGAAACCCGAAGAAAAATAGATATTATTAATTAATTCAATTTGAACAAAATTTCTGTGATATTTAGGCATTCCAAAAAAAATAATGTATAAATTTTTTCTATTTATATATGATTTTTTACTACCAAACATTAATATATATTTATAAATTAATTTCTAGACAAATAGGGCAATGATCCGACCCCTTAACATCTATTAAAATATTACATTTATCAACAATTTCTTTATCATATAAGCTTTTGGAAATAAGGAAGTAATCTATACCCCAACCATTACTATTTTTTCTAGTTTGTTTCATAAAATTGGACCAATAAGTAGATTTTTGCTTAGTGGGATTTAATGTTCTAAATACATCAACTAAATCAACCATTTCAATTAAGTATGCGAAATCAGTGCGTTCATTGTCAAAGAATCCAGCAACTTTATTTTTTTTTTGTTTTGGATTAGATATATCAATATCTAAATGAGCTACATTAAAGTCTCCACAAACAATAATTTCTTTTTGAAATGTTTTAAGGTAGTCAGTAAATTTAGAATTCCATTTTTCTCTAAAATAGTATCTTTCATTTTCAAGTTTTTGCGAATTAGGAACATAAACATTAATAATTATGAAATTATCAAACTCTAATGTGATAATTCTACCTTCATTATCAAATTCTGGTGTGGGTAAAATATTTATGGGTTGACTTTTACACCAAATAGAAGTTCCACTAAGTCCTTTTCTTTGTGTGGTTCCTTCAGTAGAATTCCAATAACGATAAGGATATTTTTTTGTAATTTCTTCTGGAAGAGTAACTTGTTTTTCTTCGGCTTTAGTTTCTTGGAGGCAAATAATTTCGCAATCGTTATTATCATCATTAATGAATTCAAGAAAGGTAGGTTTTTTTAACATAGCGCGCAAACCGGCTACATTCCAAGATAAAAGTTTCATATTATAGATGTTAATAATGTTATTAATGATAAATCTTTAATATAATAATCAATTTTTTTTATATGTAATTATAAATTTTTATTTTTATTATAGAAATAAAAATAAAAAACTCTCTCCAGTTGGAGTCGAACCAACGACCTAGGGATCTACAGTCCCCCGCTCTACCAACTGAGCTATAGAGAGCTCTATTAATTAGTAAAGATGGGGATAAGGGTAGAGAGAAAAAAAATATAGTAAAAACTATACTATAATTAGAGATAATATATTTAAATCATTTTATATAAAATTAATTTATTTTTTACCACGGTTTTTTCTGGTTTTTTTGGATTTTTTGGAGCCTTTTTTGACGTAGCCGAATTTACCTTTTTTGGTGAAGTAGCCGTATTTCTGGAGTCTTTTTTCTTTTTTGGCGGTGGTGTGTTTTTTTTTGGAGACGATTCTGCCGTGTTTGTTCATGTATAAATCGGCTTTTTTTAAGTCACCTTTGGTTTTGTAGGCGGTTCCGTGCCATACCTGCGCGCGTGATCCTTTAAGTAATTCGAATTTTTGGCCTTTGATGTGGTACATACCATCAGCGGATTTCATTACTTTTTTAACCATTTTTATAAATACTAGAGAGAAAATAAATTTATTTAATAAAAAATTAAAAATTAACTAAATAAACTAAATAAACTAAAAATAATCTAAATATAATCATAAAATATATATATTATGAGTGCAGCTGATTATAATAAAATTATAACAACAGTTAATTCTGTAACGCCTGATTATTCATTTATTCCAAATCAAAATGATGTAATAGTAATAGATACATCTAATAATAGAATAGGTATAAATACAATAACACCTGAACATTCAATTGATGTAAGTGGCGGAATGATAAATACAGAAGATTTAACTGTTCACGGTGATATTAGTGTAGGTTGTGTAAATAGTCATTTCGTTCCATGTATTGATATATCATATGATTTAGGCACTGTAGCTAAAAATTGGAGACACTTATATATTAATGAAATTCGCAGTAAAGATCCATTAACAATAGACCCTGAAGGTATAGGTAATAATACTGGTAATGTAATTATTAAAGGAAATTTAGAAGTTCAAGGAACACAAACAATAATTAACTCAACAATAGTAGATTTAAGTGATAATATAATAACATTAGATGCTCAACATGGTTTACAAACCGAAGGCGGTATAGAAGTTAGAACACCTACTGTTGGTGTTACAAAAAAATTAGTTTGGCATAATACAAATGAATGGTGGTCTATTGCTAATGATGGTAGTTTTAATGCTGGTTCTTTATATGGTGGAACAAATTTGACTATTGATGCTGGTAGTAAAATTGTGCTTAAAAAAACAACTGAAATTACAAAAGATCAAGATGTAACTTCATATATAGGTAGAGCGGCAATAGGTTATAATAGTAATGCTGCTGATACAGACTGGGCGTCATTTTCACATTTGGATATGAATAATGCGACTTCATATTGTTTACTACATAGTGATGATGGAACAACTTATTTAAATACAGCATCAGGTAGAAAAATAAGCTTTAGAATAAATGATGAAGAAAAAATGAAACTAGAAATAGATGGAGCTGGAAAGGTAAATTTAGGACCAGGTGATACTAATACTGGACCACCTGTTAATTTTACAGTTGGACCGCTATCAGAATTTAAAATGGATGACACAGCGGGACCGAATAGTGGTCTTGGAGGTTTAACAGCTAGTTTGAATAGTGGAACATTAACAGTTAATTGTAATGACCAAACATTTGGAACTATATATATACAGTCAGGATCTTGGACAACAGCAGTTCATACATTGGATATTACAAATATGAGAAATAATGCACAAATAACAATAATTATAGAAAATAATGGTGGTGGTACAGGACAATTTCAAGGTTGGATACATGGCGGAATAACAAATGCTAAAGTTAATTTTCAATGGAACCAAGAAATAGAAAATGGTCAATATGCTGCTGTAACACTTACTAAAATAAATAATGTTGTTTTTATGTCTGCTACTCAATTTAAATAGATTGATTAGAAAATAAAACTAAAGTAATAAAGTTATAAATTATATATATAATTTAAGATATTATATATATAATACGATGGTATTTTCTTCTATGTTTTCAGCATTAGATAATGTAATACATTCAGATTTTGCAGATCCAAACGTAACATTTAATACAGATGTTGGTACAACTCAAAATCAAATATTATCTCGAACATCCGTTACAGTAACGATAAATATTATTGATGGTAAATCTCAAACAGAACAAGTTTCAAATTTAGTGGAAAGTGATTTACGAAAGACTAACTGTAATATAACTGGTTGGACTAATACTAATTACAATCAATATCAATTTACAATGAATGCTACTGTTCAAGATGGAACAGCAATTTGTCGTGTTGATTTAGATTATTATATTTTTTCAGATAAAGCAAATAGACCTTACCCAGGTGGTTTTCATTTTTATTGGATTAGTGATATAGTTAGACCACAAATAAGTAGTGTAACTTTTAGTGATCCTCAATTTAGAACATCAGGAGAGTTTGGTAGTACTTCACCTGGTGCTGGATATACAAACAATTATCATACACAAAAACAAACACAAAATGTAACAATAATAATAAGTGAGCCAAATACAGATTTTAGTCCAAGTCATGTAGATTTAACCAATTGTTATTTTTCAACTGGTTTAACAAATCCTACTGGTGATACTGTAACATGGACAGGTGCAATAACAGCGTCGGTTGGAGATCAAGAATCAAAAATTAGAATAGAAGCAACTAGATTTCGTGATCTTGCACTTGGTGCAGGTACATTTGATAACGTTGGACCACGAGTTAATTATAATACATCAGCATTTCAAAAGACTTGGGAATGGGATACAACCTCACGAACAATAACAAGTTTTACTTCAACTGGAAATTCTGGTTCTAATGTAAATAGTGGCGATTTGACAAATGATACTTTTATAACTATGACTATTGTTATTAATAAAAATGATACAAATTTTTTCTCAAAAGGAACAGGTTTATTTGAGGTAAATGGTGGTACTGTTGACACACTATCACATCAAAGTGGTAATAATGTATTTACAGTAATAGTCCGCCCAAATAGTAATCAAGGAACTGTTACAATAAAAGTTAAAGATAATTCTTTTCAATCAAGATCAATGGTTAATAATACAGGAAGTTCTACTTTTACTTGGAATTATGATAATGTAGCACCAACAACAACATTAACATTTAATGATGGTAGTACAAGTAAATCAATGATGACAAGTGGTCCTATATTAGGTGTATTGAATTTTTCTGAAACAATTTACAATTTAGTAACAAGTGGTGGTTCTACGAGTGTAAGAGAAACACAAAAAGGATTGGGTGCAGTTACATTTAATACTTCTAGTACTAGTGGTTCAGCATGGACATGGAGTATAAATGTTCCAGCTAATACAACACAAGTTTCACCTCCTTTAAGATTTCAATTTTTTGTTGGAAGTGTAGGAGATGCTGCTGGTAATTTAACAAATGATCCAGGAGCTATTACTGTTCCTTTTAGTAATGAACCAGTTAATGGAGATTTGGAGTTTGATACAACTGGTAATGGAGTTGGTAATACTACTTCTGTTGATGCTACTAACCCTACTATAATTTTAGAATTTCCTGAAGCTGTAAGTGGTATTAGTAAAAATTCATTAAATATACCAGCGCCTTATCAGGATAGTACATTTACACCACTCGGGTCAAAGAGATATAAATGGGAAATAACTTCTTTATCAGAAACTCCTGTATCAGGAACAGTAACTATAACTTTTAATAATTCTGGTGTAACAGTTACAAGTGGAAAACCATTAGGTACTGTTAATAATATTACTTGGTCATTTACTCAAATAACCGTAACTGTTCTTGGGTGGGGAGTTATAAATGTACCAGGAGGATATCGACCGAGCATTCCATCCGGATATTCTGATTTAGCTGGTCTTATACATACAGTTAATTCACCAGAAGATATAGGTGGCGCCGGTGCAGATCCATTACAATATTATAACCACGATATAGAGGTTTTTATTAGGTTTAGTCATGCTGTCAGTTCTTTCAACAGACGCGCCTGGTACATCGACCCGGCTTCTTCAAATACGTATGGTGGTTTAAACCTCTTTGCTATGAGTGGCATCACCAACAGGTCCAATTTCACCCACACAGACCCTGCTCTGAAAGATACAGTATGGTCTGTAAAACTAACCCATCCGGCCTATCCTGAGACTTATCCAAATGAATCAGGAACGCTTATTTGGAAATGGCATGATTTTAATCCGCTCGACAGCACGGATCCGAACTTTGTTCCAACAGTAGGAATAGTAGGTACTAGCAGTCTTCCAAATATAGTTCATCATTGGAGCACTGTTCCACAAATAACCGTAACTGCTGAGGCGTGGGGAATGTCAAATATTACAGGAGCATATCAACCAGGTGGTTTTAATAATTATGATATAAATGGTTTTAAAGATAATCATGTATCTAATACACCAGGAGATTTAGGTACTGGTTTAGATGAATTGTCAAGTGGTTCACACCAAATAGAGGTTTATATAAAGTTTAGTCATGCTATGTTGAATGTTACTCTTGGTGTAGCTGTATGGGATTCTGAAACTAGTTCTTCTGGTGAGTTAATTGGATTTGCTCAGGGTGGTATCGCTAATGCTTCAAATTTTAACAGCGCGGAAGCATTAGGTGTGAGAAATCAGATATGGAAGTTTTTACTCACCGTACCGTCACAACCTTGGGACTACCCAGGACTAACAGGAACAACTATTTTTAGATTTAATTATTTAGCATGTACTCCAGTAGAAGGTACAATGGAAGATAGCTCTCTTCCAAATTTAACTCTAAATTGGAGCACACTACCGCAATGTACTCCAGTAGATGCACAACTTAAATGGTACATCATACCAGCAACCCACATTGAGCCAAGTTATACTATAAATGTACCTTCAACTGCTCCCAACCCTGCCTGGGGGGCAATAGAAGTCACTAGTGGTTTTACCACCGGGTCATACCATTTTCAATTGGCTCTAAGTTCAACCGTACAATGTAGACATGTTGATCATGATGATTATTTTACTATGGAACAATTTGAAGCGATAATGGATATTGAACAAATGTATTCGTATCCAATCACGACATTTGAACAAGTCGGAGTGAGTAGAATGAGCCGCAATTCTGCAGCTTGTGGTGGTTTTTGGAATGCTGATGGTTATCTAAAATTACGCAAAGCTTCTCAAGGTGGCGTGGCTACTTCTGGAACTGTTACTTTTACTCTTGATATAGCTAAAATAGTAAATTATACGGGTGGAGCAGTTATTCCTCCCCCGGATGGTTTAACACTAACTTGGAATTTTGATATGAATTTAGGTCCAGGCAGTGGTTTTAGTTCTAGGTCTGCCAGATTTGCAGGACTAATTTATTCTTTAATTAGTATAGTTTACTTTAAATTTAGAGAAACAGAGTCTTCAGATTTATTATCTTCTTGGAACACAAATGGTTTAACTGATAGTAGAGGAGAAGTAGAATATAGTCGTCCTCTTAGAACAGATGCTTTATTTACACAAGCAGATGTATTATTAGATGATACAAGTGTAGGATTTTGTAATAGTGTATCACAACTTAATTCTAATGATGATAATTATAAAAAATTTTCTTGGACTTTATCAGTATATTCTCATTTTGCTGGTTCTGCTACAATATTAGTAGATTTAGATACAACTAACACTATTGGTACAGACAATAATTATCCTGCCGCTTTACCAAGTTCAGACAGATTAACTTGGAATGTAAATACGGGAGCATCAGCAGCATCATTTGTTTTTAATCCTGCTGCGGCTGGATTTAGTATAGGATTTAATAATTCTTGTACGATTACTTCAGAATCACCATCAACATTAATAAATGGTGATACAGCATTTGCAACAGACTATACTTTTAGAATTACTTTTGATTATGCTTTGGACGCTTCATTATCAATTGTAAAATTACAATCAAGAAATTCTGGTGAATCATATACAATAAATTCATTAACAGAAATTACAGGTTTAATAGTAGATGTTAATATAACAAGTACAACTTTATCAACTCATACATTTACAATAGATAGTACTGATTATGGAGATGCATATGGAAATCCTGGAACAACAGCATCTTTTACTTGGACACAATATGCGACAGAGGCAGATGCAATACATGGTTCAAATTTAATAGCGTATGATGGTTTTATATTGAAATATTTGAGTGGTAGTCAATTATTAATAGATTTTGATATTCATAAAAATACAACTTTAGTAGAAAAACATTATGAAACATTAAATAGTAATAATAATGAAGGATGGGCTGGATATGACACAAGTAATAATTTCCATCCATATATGGAAAAATATACTAGAATAGGACCTTCTGGTGTATATGGAACAAATTTATCAAATAATGCATATGAAACTACAATAAAATATGGAGAACTTTCAGGAAATGATTATTTACAAGTAAGAGCATGGTACACAAATGGTTCTACAGATGTAGGAGAATATTTACTACCACCTAAATTTTATGTTTATCTTCCAGATGGAAGCAATAGTGATTGGAATACAACAGAACCATTACAAGAAATTACAACAGGTTCATGGATAGAACAACCGCTTTCTTTAAGACCAACAATACAAACAATACATAATAATACAGCAATTCATCAATTATATAATAGTGGTAGTACAAATTGGGAGACAAAGAGAGTAGAAGATATAGTAGATGATAAGAATAATTACCGAACAGCAAGAACACCATCAAATACAACTGGTAGTGGTGGTTGTGGATATAATGAATGGAAATTAACAAATTGGTTGACAACTTGGTATCCTTATAGTAAAATATATATGGTGTTTGAAGAGTTAGATAATGATTAAAAAAAATTAAGTAGAATTTTATATATAATTTAAGATATTATATATATAATAATCAAAAATGGTTTTTGGAACAGGATTCCATTCATTAAATAACGAAATACATAGTGATAGTTCTAGACCTACTACAATTATTACTAAATTTTATAGTTCAGGTGTTGAAATAACAAACATGACATTGACAGGACAACTTCGTAAAGAAACAAGTATAGAGGTAAGACTTACATTTGAAGATACCAATGGAGAAAAAGAACAAATATCTAATTTAACAGCAACTGATTTTACTGTATTAAATTGTGGAATAAGCGCTTTTAATAATCAAGTAGGCACGCCTCTTTATAGTGAATGTCATTTTAATTTAAATTTGGATGCCAGTATTACTAATCCGGATGGTTCAACCTTATGTCAGGCGACTTTATTAGGAGAACCAGCGTCCGGTGGTGGAGAATATGATTATTCTGATAAAGCAAATGGTCCTGGTGCAAATTTAACTATAAGTTGGTATCCTGATACTACACCTCCAGTTCCAACTTTTAGTATTAATCAAAATGAATTCACAACTTTTAGTGACTTTGGTAGTGATATTGGTGTGGGTGCTAACTGGGAAGGAGACAATTATTATACTAATATTAGTCCAATAGATATAACAATAACAATGAGTGAGGAAGTTGTAGATTTTGCCCAATCTGATGTTGCCTTTCTACGTGCAAATTTTAATAGTTGGCATACAAATTTAACAACAAGTGATAATATAACATGGACAGGAAAACTAAATTTAAACACAGGTACTACTACACCAGCATTACAAACAGGTGCATTTCGGGATAGAGCACAAAATAATACAGATCCTACTACTAATAACAATGATTCTGGATCAATACACATAGATTATAATACTACCGCTCCAACAATACAATCAGAAAATTTGTCATCTGATACAGGTAATTCCAATACTATAGGTAATAATTCAAGAACAAATGATAATCATATTTATTTGCATATTACACTAAGTGAGCCTGATACGAATTTTTATACAACAAGTATAGGTACTTTATTTAATACTACAAATTGTACAATAGATGATATGACACATGTAAGTCCATTTGCAGGTAAAACTTTTAGAGTAAAAATAACTCCTAATCCTGTTGGTAATGATCCATTTACACAATGCGAATTTAGTATAAAGGCAAATTCATTTATGGACAGACATCGAAATAATAATTCTTCTTCTGGAACAAGTTGGACTTGGAAACATGATATTATTGTACCAGAAATAACTGCTTTTCAATTTACAGATGGAACTGTTGGTTCACCAAATGGAACTGATTCACCTAATACTACTAGTTTTATTGCTACTGGTAATATTGAAGGAGTACTTAATTTCAGCGAAGATGTATTAAATGTAGGTACTGGTAATATACAAGAAACATCAATACCATTAGGGTTTGCTAGTTCTGTTTCAGGTAGTGGTTCAAATTATACATGGACATTTTCAGGCATACCTGCGGCAACTACTGCTATGAGCCCAACTCCCTTAGTATTTAAATATAATCATGGATCTGTAACTGATCTTGGAGGTTCAGCTGTAAGTCCTACTCCAAGTGATATATATATTGAATATGGCGATCCTGTTCCAGTTACTATGCTTTTTGATATTAATAATGATGATTTTGGTACTGATTCTACAACAAACATGACATATTTTAAAGTAATTTTTGATATGATAGAACCTTATACTGGTTCCCCCCGATTTCACTTCACTACTGATGGAACAACTCTAATGAACCCCTCGCCAGTGGGCACTAGTGGTAGTGGTGCAATTGTCGGTAGTGGTTATAGATATCATTTTACTCTTACTTCGATTTGGCCAGCAACACCAAATGCGGGTACAGCAATATTAGTATGGGACACGAATCCGGCGCAGGTAGCAAATAGTCTTGGTAAGTATATTCAACCACCACCAAATATAACTTGGAATTGGGATCAAACTTTAACACCAACTTTTCTTTTTGAAGATCCAGATGGTACTAGTGGTATAGGTGCACTTAGCACAATAAGTTACAATTATCCCATAGTAATTATTGATTATACTGTTGGTGTCACTGGTCATCTTTCTAGTAGGATTTCATTTGGGTCACCCGCTAATTTCACCGGCGACGGCGGCAGCCTCAGCGGCGGACTTATTTCAAGTGGTTGGATTTCCGGTTTTACGGGTGTACGAGCTTTCATATCTGTTGATACCCAGCCGTCACCGATCCCGAATAGTGGTACTTGCCAAGTTTCATTAAATATAACAGGAGTACATCCTGTCAGTAACTCAAATATAAATTTTGCTGTTCCATCAAGTATAACTTGGAATTGGGATTTTACTCAGCCAAGTGCTACTTCCGCGTGGACTGCTCCAAGTGGTATGTTTACAGGTGCCTCCGTCGATTCATTACAATATACTATAAAATATATTTTTTCTACTCCAATAAGCCAAACTGATAGTGAATTTCTAAATAATTTAGCTAGTAATTCCAATAATAATAATATGTCAATAACTTTTGTATCTTGTACTTCCAATTCTTCCAATGATGAATTTTCTGTTACTTTTACTATTCCTAGTGTTACTACTTCTACACCCAAACATATTTATTTGCGTGCGATTGATTATTCTAGTTCATATGGAGAATCTGGTTTTAATGGTAGTCAAATAGGTTGGACACAATTGCCAGTTTGTACTGTAAAATGGTACTTCGTTGGGATCGCCAGTGATACTGTTTCCAACCTGGATATAAATGGAGATTGTGTTGAGGTGACAACTTCAAACACTGGGGGATCTTACGCGACAGGAATAGAGATACACATAGAATTTAGTGAGCCAGTTACAAGGAGCGGCTGGCCAATATTTACTAGTGGAACAAGTGCTGATTCTCAAATTACTCCGCCGGTGACAATAAATGAGCTTTATAGTACAGGTTCAGCTGGTGGTGGTTTTCCTAATACATATTTGTATACATATACTGTTGAATATCATGATGATCATGGCTTTATAGATATGTATATTGATACTAGTTTCCCTGGTATAACAGTTACTAGTGGGGCGACTATCTCCACAACTGTGTTGCCTCGAAATTATTTAAGATGGAATTATGATTTCCGTCCTCATGTACGTGCTGTTGCGTGGGGAATTTCAAATATTACAGTTGCTGAACCAACAGCAGAGGGAGCAGCTTCATTTAATAATTGGAGCGCAGATGGTTTTAAAGATTTCCATCTAGCTAATACACCAGGAGATATAGGTACTGGTTTAGATGAATTGCAATCTAGTTCACACTCTATACTGGTTTGGGTTAAGTTTAATCATCCTATTACTTCTTTGTCGACGGGTGTAGCCTCACCGAGCGCATCAACTAATCTTGTAAGCAGGGGGATGGGCGGAACAGTCAACAGATCCACCTCTGCTTCTGCTATTGCAGCAGGTGTAGAAAATATGTTCTGGTCATTTTACCTTTGGATCCCAAATGACCCTGCGAGCGTCGCCGGTGAAACAGGGTCAATTACTTATAGCTGGAATGATACTAATAATTATACTCCAGAATCACCAGGAATAGTAGCAGGAACTACCAATCTTTCAGATATAGTTCATAATTGGAGCACAGTATCAAGTGGAGGAGGTTCTCCTACAACAGTAACAATGCTTTTTGATACAACAGGTAATAATACAGGCGATTCAGATGAAATAACAACAACATCATCAACAGCAACAGTTGTAAATCTAATAATAGAATTTTCATCAGCTGTATCAGGTTTTAGTTTTGTTCCAGGAACTTCTGTTTCTTTTACAGCAAATTCCTCTTGGGCTACAACAACAGACTCTCAGACTCTTGTATCTGGTACAAAATTCCATATTGGTGAATGGACTTTACAGAGTGGTGCGCCAGTGTCAGGATCATTAGAAGTAAGTCTAAGTTTAAGTGGTATAACATCTGATAATGGTGCATCAATGGGAAGTGCGCCTGCTAATGTAACTTGGAATTTTAATAGAGGATTTTATATGAGATATTTTGATGCAGCTGGTATATTAGGTGAATTTTATATAGGTATTAACTCTACATCAAATGGGGGTTGGGATGGTACTTCTGGTAAATTTGAAACACATGCTTATGAAAAAGATCATCCTGATGATTCTGGACCAAATGGTAATGGGTGGGTAGGTGATGGAACAGATACAGGAACATTTTATGATTGGGCTAAACCTATGCAACATGTTGGTCCTAATGTATACTCTAATTTTACTGCAAGTGGTGGTCCATCCCGTCCGTCGGTCAGTACCCATCCACAACATGTTTTGACAGGTAATGATTATTTATCTATTAAATATTGGTATTGTAATGGAACGCTTGATGAAACAATACGACCAAATACACCAAAATTTTATTATTATAATGATGGTTCAGATTTTGAAAATTCGGCGCATCACCATGGTTCTTCAATAGCTTGGAAAGATGGTGTATCAACTACAAATACAGGAATTACAGGAGTTCATGGGCAAAATAATGTTCCTGGTACTGGCATTTCATTTAGTTCAAATTTTGCTAATAATTTTACAGAAATCCCAAGTGATCAACGGCCAACATGGACAACATTAGTTAGTAGCAGCAACAGTCATCCAGATTATAATGGAAGTCCTGGATGGGATACAGTACGCGTACACGACATTGAGGATGGTGAGACGGATGATACCAGGACGCCGCGAACAAACGATGCTATGTTTTACCATTGGAAAGCGGAGGCACCATCAACCGGTGGATGGGCTAATTTTGCTCTTGGAACTCCATATATATATATGGTTTTCACACATACAGATATTGATTAAATAACAATATAAAATTAAAGATATTAAAGACATTAAAGATATAAAACATAAGATATAGAAAATGTCTAATTTAGAATTAAAAAAAAAAGAATTATTTGATTTAGGAGATAAATTATTAGAAAGATTTGAACTCTTAAAATTTGATAGACACGATAAACGCTTTGTTTTTAATCCAACATTTAAAATAGATTTAAGTAAAGAAGGATTAGATAAATTAATAGAAGAACATAAAGATATAACAAAAGCAAGAAATATAAAAAAAAATGATAATAGATATATATTTTTATCAAGTGAGGATTATTATACAGAAAATAAGGAAACGTTAGAATTAGGACAATTATTAATAGATATTCGTCATAAATTAGGTGAAATGTATATAGAAAATTATAGCGGAGTTGAAAAATTGACAGTTTATAGAGAAAAAGATAATATAGATTTTGCAAATATAAAACCAGATAGAATAACTCAAAAAGGAATATATTGGTATCCAAAGAATGGATATTGTGGATGGCATACAAATAGTAATAAAAAAGGTAGAAGAATATATTTAGTATGGGCGGAGGAAGATGATAAAAGTTTTTTTAGATATTTAGATAAAGATACAAAAGAAGTGGTGACGAAATATGAAAAAAAGGGTTGGCAAATAAATGATTTTAATATAGAAGATGGTGATAATTTAAGTTGGCATAGTGTATATAGTAATACAAATAGATTAAGTTTGGGATTTACAACAAATAGGATAATAATAAGAGATGAATAATAAATAAATAATATATTTATAAATATAATATAGATGTCATTAACAAGATTTTCAGATGATCCTTGTAGAATTCAAAAATATTTAGAAGAAACAACAAATATAGGAAATTATCATTTAAATGTGCCAGGATTTGGTGATAAACCATATTTTATAAATGATCCATTTGTAAGAATGGAAAAGTGGGGTGCGAATTTATTAAATAATAAAACGGAATTAGAGAATGATTTATTAGGTTTAACAAGAAAATTAAATAGAGATACAAAAGATAATATTCATGAAAGTAATAAATTATTATTAAAGAAGGACGTATATCCAATACATAATGAGGAGATAACAAATCATCCTCGTGTAACAGATCCAGCATGGACATTAAGAGAATTAGATTCAATAAATACACCAAATATACCAAATAATTTCAAATATTTACATATGGATCCACAGGAACATATATGTATCCCATTCCATAATAATGTAGCATCAAGAATAGTAGAGAAGGATTATTTTAGAATGAATGAGCAATAAATAATTATATGATAAAATTAATATATTTATAATAAAAATAAATATATTAATATATTATTTAGTATTATATAATGGCAGCAGTAGCTATACCTATAGTAGTATTAGGAAGCTTATATATATTATCAGAACAAGAAAAAAGAAAGGAGAATTTTTCAGAAGAAATACAAGATAAGAGACAAAAAAATCAATTTTTAACAGGAGAAGTAAAAGAGACATTTTCAAATTATGAAACAAGAAAAATGGAAGATTTAAAACAAGAAACAGATGAATCTGTAAATAGTTATGCTAATTCAAATCAGCATACTGATAAATTTTTTGTAGAAAATAAAAATAGCAATGTAAAAGAAAATAAAGGAGTAAATTTAATGAGTGGAGAAAATGTAGATGTTTCAACATTTAAACATAATAATATGCAACCTTATTTTGGTGCAAAGATAAGAGGTTCAACAGGAAATTACAATAATACTGAATCATTTTTAGATATGAAACAAGGTTATGGTTCTCAAGTATTTAGCAAATCTGAACAAGCCCCTTTATTCAAACCTGATAATAATGTAAATTTAGCTCATGGAACAGCAAATAATAGTGATTTTTTCCAGTCAAGAATGAATGAATCAATGAAAATGAATAATGTAACTTTATGGGAACAACAACGTGTAGGGCCAGGTTTAGGTTTAGGATATGGAAATCAAGATGAGCGTGGTTTCAATACAGGTGGTGTAGAAGGTAATGCTGGTTTCAATGCTGGTATGACAGGCAGAGAGAATTGGATGCCAAAATCAGTAGATGATTTAAGAGTAGATACAAATCCCAAACAATCTTTTGATTTAAATGGACATCAAGGTCCTGCTATAAGTGCAATAAAAACACAAGGTCCAAATGAAAAAATTGGCAAAGTTGAAAAACATTTACCTGAAAAATTTTATGAAGCTGGTCCTGAACGATTTTTCACAACAACTGGAGTTGAAAAAGCGCAACCTATTAGAAGCACCCAAGTAATTCCTATGGAAAATCGTATTGATACAACAAGAGAATATTATGGTGGTGGAAGTAATACACTTGGTCAAGCGACATACACTCAATTAGAATATGAAGAATGTAAAAAACAGAATTTAGGTGGTTTACCAGTTTCAAATGCTTCTGCGAAACAGCAGAATTTTGCTGGTGAAAATGACTTTGCTGTAAAAGGTTATAACATATTAGCGAATAACAGAACAACTGATAAAGATAATGCTGGTATGGGAGGAATTTTTGGTGCTGCTCGTGCTGTTGTTGCGCCACTTCTTGACATATTAAACCCAACTCGTAAAGAGAATGTAATTGGAAATTTAAGACAGAGTGGTAATGTAAATGGGGGTGCTAGAACGGGACATATGTTCAATGAATATGACAAAACAAAAGTAACAAATCGTGAAATGCAGGTAACAAAACAGGGAATGAATTTTGTAAATGTTCAAGGTCAAGGAAATCGCAGAGGAAATAATGATGTAGCGCAATATCAAGCAGTTCAAAATCAGAGAGATACAACAAATAGCGAATATATTGGCGGTGGTTCAGCGCAAGGTTCAGGTTTAAGACCATATAACGCGGCTTATGAACAGCATAATAATGTAAATAAGACATATGAATCAAGACCAAATCAAGGTGGAATGTCTTTATTAAATAGTGATACAAATATGGCTATGAATAGAGATGAAAACATCTTTAAAAATTCAAGACAATCAGCGCCATCAGGTGGTCCTTCAATGATTCCATCGCAGGAATTTATGGGAGAAACAAATGGATTACCTTCATATGATATGGGTTATGACTCAAATAGATTAGATCCTGGATTATTATCTGCATTTAAATCAAATCCTTATACAAAATCATTAACTTCAGTTGCGTAAATTTTTCTCTCAAAATATAATAATATTTGCAAAAAAAATATTATTATTAACAAATTTTAATTAATTTAAAGATAATTAATTACTAATATACATATGATTAATTGGGAAGGCGTAGATAAAAAAACCAAATTTTTTTCTTATGACGGACGAGAATGTGATGCTAAAGTGGTCAAAGTATATGATGGTGACACGGTAACTGCTGTTTTTTCATTAACAGATAAAGAACCAGATAGACTTTATAAATGGAATTGTCGCCTTATTAAAGTAGATACACCAGAAATTCGCACAAAAAATTTGAAAGAGAAAGAATATGGTAAAAAAGTGAGAGACTTTTTAAGAGCAAAAATTTTAAATAAGGTAGTAAAATTAAAATGTCATGATATGGACAAATATGGTAGATTATTAGTAGAAATATTTTTAGATGGTGAAAATATAAATAATTGGCTGATTGAAAATAAATATGCAAAACCATATGATGGTGGTAAAAAAAGCAAATGGTTTGTAGATGAATAATAAAGTAAAAATATGTTTTATAAGTAAAAAAACATATTTTTTTTAAAATTTAATTTAAATTATCTTTTTCTCCTTTAATAGATATTCCAATACTATCTAATTCACTTTCATTATAATTGTTATAATAACCAGAATTATGAAAAACTATAATATTACTGCTTGGTTGAATAAATTTATCGACTATAAATTCATTTTCAGTATATTCACCTATAACATTATTTCTACTTGTAATTCCAAAACCAGCTGTTTTAAATGGTGTATCATCTGTATCATCTATTAAAATCCATTTAATTCCATCAACAGAAAAAGCTACACAATCTGGTTGTCCTTGTCCTACTGCGATCCAATATTGACCATTCCAAGCTATTCCATATGTGCGTCCATTAACGCCGCCACCACTTCCAATTATAGCATTATTATCTACCCAATTAATACCATCATATGAGTAAGCACCTGTATTTTTTCCTCTACCGCCAGCAATCCATATTTTACCATTTGTAGCTACTGATGTGCAAGAATGATCAAATAATACAGTTGTTCCTGCTGGATTACCAGCAAAAGTAGTTACACCGCCTGTCCAAGTAATACCATCATATGAATATCCTAATACATCATCACTTCCAGAAATTTCATTACAACAAGCAACTGTAATTATTCCATTAGTAGCTATTGCATTCATATTACCGAAAAATATAGTTGTTCCTCTACCAGTCCAAGTATATCCATCAGGTGATGTAGCTATTTTATTACCACCATGACCTGCTGCAATCCATTGAGCCCCAGTCCAAACAACTCCAACACATCTGGTTGTAAAAGGTGAATTATTAATTTTAGTCCAATTAACACCATCAGTTGATGTAGCTAATGTGCTACTTCCTTGACCACCAGCAACCCACATATTACCATTCCATGCTACTGCATATCCAGTAGTTGTAAATAAATCATTACCTAATCCAATCCAGTCTAATCCATTTCTAGAATATAACATTGTATTTCCATCAGTATTTGTTGCATTTACTTCACCAGCACCTACAGCTATCCAATAAATTCCATTATATGCTAGTTGACAAAAATATTGACTTTGTCCTTGTGTTCTGAAATGTTTTCTTCCAGTCATATTCCAAGATAATCCATCTATTGAATAGGATAAAGCATTATGATGCACAGAAGAATTATTTCTACCTAATGCTATAAATGGATGTGATATAGAAACAACAGGTGTTCTATTAGATGAAGCAATACATAATCCATTTGGTGAAGAAGAACCAGTAAAAATATTATTACCTAATCCAACCCAATTTATACCGTCATCTGAATAAGCAATAGAATTATTTCCTTCACCGACAGCAACAAATCTATGTCCATTCCAATTTACAGAATGACCAGATGTAAATATATTAGTAGAATTTGTAACAGCGGTCCATATAGTTGCGTCTTTTGAATAACCAATTGAGTTTGTACCATTACCAACAACTACCCAAATTTTAAGTGTATCACTCCATGCTGCACCTCTACCTGCATCAGTAAATATAGAATCAAATCCAGTCCAGAAATCACCATCATGTGAGTATGCTATTTTTGCTGAACTTCCCTTACCAGTTGCTAAAAAGATAGAACCATTCCAAACAATAGAATTAACACTAGTTCCCAATGGTGAGTTATATCCTGCTGTCCATGTTATAAGATCTGTTGAATAAGCGAATTTTCCAGGATATCCACTAATAACCCATACTTTTCCATTAGTAGCAAGAGCTTTAACATCAGCTACTGTTCCATCTAAATCAGTAATAGTAGATGTTACTTTTTTCCATTTAAATCCATCAGCAGAATAAGCAACATTTGTAATAGTTGCATCATTAGAACCTTTACCAATGGCAACCCATAATTTACCATTCCAAGCAATAGAGGTTGCTTGATTAGTGCCTTGAAATAATTGGTCTGTATTATGTATTCCATTCCATATAATACCATTTTCTGAATATGCAAGAGTGAATGTTGTTCCAGAAGCTTTTTGACCTGCTGCAATCCATATATCACCATTATGTGCAATATCATTACATTGAGCTAATATATCATTTGAACCAGAAACACCAGTCCATTGAAGTCCAATATTAGATATATCATATAATCCGGTAGTGTATGCTATTGAATAATCATCTCCTTTACCACCAGTAACAGATATATTTTTTGAAAAAGTGATTCTATTTCGTTTATTGTAATTAGATATTACTGTTCCACCTGCGTCAGTAAATACATTTACTGCTTGCCAAGTTACGCCATCTTTTGATTTAGCTGTTAAATTATCACCAGCATCAGTAGTAGCAAAGAAATAATTACCATCCCAGTTAATATTTGAATTACCCATTCCAGTAAATACAGGATTACTTATAGCAGTCCAAGTAATACCATTATCTTTAGAGTATGCCATATAATTATTATCACGACCAGTAGCACACCAAGTATTATTACCATCACAACAAATACCAGCAACTCTTGTATTAAACAAAGTTGATATACCAGCTATATTAGTCCAGTCTTTACCATTATTAGAGCTTAACATTTTACCATCGCCACTACTATCATCACCAGCTACTATAAATTTAGTTCCATCACAAGCAACAGAATATCCATTAGCTAAATCAGCTACTCCTAATCCAATCCAAGTTATACCATCTTCAGAATAAGCTATTGAATTTGTTCCTATACCAACAGCAACCCAAACCATACCATTATATGCTGTACATTTAGCTCTTGTGCTAAATATATTAGTTGTATTAGTATGAGTGGTTGTTCTTCCAGGATACCAAGTAGTGCCATTAAATGAATAAGCTAATCTATTAGTTCCTTCACCACAAGCAACCCACATATTACTTTCGTATTTAATATGTAAACCTTTAAGAGAAAATATGGTTTTTCCTATTCCTTCCCAATGAATACCATCATATGAAAAAGCAATTGTATTACCTGAACCTTGACCAACAGCAACCCATACAATACCATTATAATCAATAGAATAACCTCTTGTTTCAATAGGTTTTCCAGCAGAATACCATTTTTTACTATCATATGAATATGATATTGTATTTGTTACAGACCCAGTTTTACCAACAGCAACATATATTTTTTTATTAGCTTCTCCAAAAGTGATTTGTTGTGTTCCAGGATTATAATCATCAAATTCTCCATTATATGTAGCATTAATAAAGGACTGTTTAATATTCATTCTTTCATCAGTTGGGTAAGCGATTGAATATTTGTTTCTAAGTTTTTTATCAGTTTCAATATTAACAGTATTAAAAATAAACGGTGCTGTTTCTTTAACATATTTTCTAATAGAACCAGCAGTAGCTACTTTTTTAGATAGATCTGTAACAGCTGTTAAATCATCAACAACAACAGGACCAGAAATATCTGTATATACAACTGTTCCTTTCAAATATGTATTACAAATATCATTATTACCAATTAATACAGTATTAGAACCATAATTAGCTAATCCAGAAGTATCGTAACCTATAATTATTTGATTATCAGCTTCTGATATGTCAGAAACAGCTTTGTAACCTATGAATATATTATTTGAACCAGTTGTATTAGTTTCACCTGCTTTTCTTCCTAACGCAGTATTGTTATTTGATGTAGTAGTAAAACCTAATGCACCAGCACCAACAGCAGTATTGTAATTTCCATTAGTAACTAAATTTAATGAATTATTACCCAATCCAGTATTTCCATCACCAGATATAAGTGATAATAATGCTTCTGAACCAATACCAGTATTAAAGTCACCACCTATAATATTTTTTAATGTTTCAAAACCAATAGATGTATTTTTAATTCCATTTGTAATAGATTCAGCTACATTTCTACCTAATAATGTATTACCATAAGCATTATTTAATGTTCCAGTTACTGAAGAACCAATCTTAATAGAATTAGAAAAGTCAGTAATATTAGAAATAGCATCGTGTAAATCATTAAGACCTAATGAATTCCAATGCCATTCTGTTCCAGTAGATATTAAAATTTCACCAGAAACACCTTTATCGCCAGTAGATGTAATTATAGCACCATTTATTTGAACATTGGAATTTAATGAAGTATCGCCAGCAACAAATAAAGATTTACCAAATGATACATCACCAACAACTTCAAATGATACACCTGGATTAATTAATCCAATACCAATATCACCAGTTTCAGTTATTCTCATTCTTTCTGTTGTAAAACCATTAAAAATATCTTTTGAGGTATTAGTTTTACGATTACCAGTTTCAAATATAATACCTCCATTTTCTCTTGAATTTTTAAATATTAATTTTTCTGTTTCAAAACTTCCTATTCCAGATGTCCACATACCTGCGCCTTGTTTAAAATATATTTGTGGTGTTCCGCCACTAGCATTATTACCTTCATCACCTTCAAGTAAAATATCACAAGGTCCATCTTGTGCTGATGATATATGTAATGTGGCTTCTGGTAACATAGAATTACCACCTCTTCCAATACCAACATCACCGTTTTGATTCATAGTAAAACATTGAATAGGAGTACCAGAATCTTCTTTGTCCATAGTGAATGCTATTGTATTTTTAACACCCGAATTAGAACCATTATAAATAAGAGCACCACCATATTGATGACTACCATTGTATTGTACTCTTAATAACTCAGAATTTTTATTTGTATCATTATTAATTAGAATTCCATTAGTTGTAAAAGAATCGCTTGTTTCTGTTGATTTAGTTTGGTCAATATAAATTGGCCAGCTTGAGTCACCTTTTAATTTTAATGTATTAGTAACATCTACATTATTATTGAATGAAGCATCACCATTTACGATTAAATCTTGTATTGTTAAATTCTTAACATTCAAATTACCTGAAACATCTAAATTTCTTTGGAATGAAACATCACCATTAACATATAAATTTTCAGATATATCAACATTAGATCTAAATAATGAATTACCAGAAACTTCTAATCTATATGTTGGAGAACCTGCTAATCCAATTCCAAAATTACCATCAGAAGTTAATTTCATTTTTACAGAATTATGTATGTTAAAGTTTATACCTTGTCCTGAAAGAGCATTTAATAATGTTGTTCCATCAGAGTTTTGTATAATAGCATAACCATTTTTACTTGATAAAGCATTATGTTTAAAACCAACCCAATTATTAAATCCAGAACCCATATATCCTAAACGCATATTACCCAATAGTGTTTGACTTGCTGAATTAGTTGATGTAGACACAGAACCATTGTCTTGACCATGATTATGACCGACTCTTAAATTGGAAATATCAACAAATTCATTGAATGAAGCATCACCTCTAACTTCTAAATTCAAACAAATATCAACATTTTTAACACAAGATAAATCTGCGTCAACTACAACCTTATAATTATCAATATCACTGGAACCTAATTGTATTTGATTTTGATTTAAATTTGTGTATTGAACATTATTTATTCTATTACTAATAAACTGTCCTCCAGCTGCATTAATAATTGTTCTACCATCAGCCTTTTGCATAATAGCATATCCATTAGACGCATTACTGTCTAAATGAGCAAAAGAAGCAAAGTCAGGATGAAAAGTATTATGTCCAATTGCAGCTCTACCAATATAACCAATAGTATCAGTATCATAACCTACTTTAAGATTTTGTGATATATCTAAATTAGCTAATGAAGCATCACTATGTTGAAGAACAACATTATCCCATAATACATCAAAACTGGCATCTAATTCATAATGATTAGTACTTAAATCATCAAATTCAGTTTTTGTAGCATAATCACCGGTAAGATTAGTTGAAATATTAGCAAGAGCATTACTTATATCATCAATATTGGAATGAAAATCTCTAATGTATGAAAATACACTTCTATTTGAAGATATAGCAAATACATTATTAAATAAAGTTCTATCTGTTGTACTAATAATAGTCCATGTTATAGCATTATCGTCTGAATAAATAATATTATTACCATCACCAACAGCAACCCATCTTGTTCCTGTCCATTCAACATAATTACAACTACCAAAGTAGTTTGTTTGTGAATCTGTTATTTTTGTCCAATTAATACCATCATCAGAATATGCTAATGAATTACCACCAAATCCTCCTACAAGCCATCTTGTTCCATTATATTTAACATTATGACCTCTTACAGAGAAAATATTACTTGAACCATTACCATTAGCAGCATTAGAACAATCTATCCAAGTTGAACCATTATCTTTTGAATACATCAAACTATTAGTATTACTAGGTCCTACTTGACCAGCCATAACAACCATAGAACCATCTGTCGCTATACTTCTAACTGATGTAAATAGAGTATATAGAGGTGTCCAATTAATACCATCATCAGAATAGGCGAAGTCATTATCACCAGCACCTTCACCACCTATAAAAATTCTTTTACCATTTGATGTTATTGTTAATACTTTTGTTGATATTGGACTACCACCAGATATCCAATTAATACCATCATTTGAATAGATTATAGTATTACCACCATGTCCACCAGCATACCATCTTTGGTAATATTCACACCAATAAGCCACCCAACATCTAATACTAAACGCAACTGGTGTGTCAATAGTAGTCCAAGTAATACCATCATCAGAATAAGCCAAAGTTGGATGTCCATTAGTGTCTTGTTGCCCTCCCGCTACCCATCTATATCCATTATTAGCAATTGCATTGGCTCTTTTACCAAAAATAGATCGTGAATTTGTAACACCATTCCAAGTTGTAGCATTATCTAATGAATATACTATGTTATATTGTTCTTCTGAAGCAGCAGAGGAATTATAAGCAGCAACAGCAACAATTATATTATCATGGTTAGTAGGTGATATATCATATTTGTTTTTATCAACTTGATATCTAACATTTGAATATAAATAATCATCAACAGTTAATTCACCACTAATATCAAGATTCTTATTGAATGAAGCATCACCTTCAACAACTAAATTATTACCAACATTTAAGTTATTACTAACATCTAAGTTACTTAATACATTTAAGTTGTCAGATATATCAACTTTACCATTTAATGAAACATCACCTTGAACAACTAATTTATTATCAACATTTAAGTTATTACTAATATCAACATTAGTGAATGAAGCATCTGTAATAGTTAATTTAGATGAATATGTAATTTCACCAGTAGTTGAATTATATTGAAGAACATCTAAATTATGGAATGGTCTAACTGGTTTAATATATAATGCGTGTGATATATCAGCATTTAAAGCAGTACCTGTTGAATTAATCATGATAGCATTTTCAACATTAGTAGGATTAAATAATCCTGCTTGTGATCCAATAGCAACTGAATTTTTACCTAAATTATTATAACCTGCAAATCCGCCAATTGCGATTGACTGATCACCTTGTGCAGTTTGTCCAGAAGAAGTACCAATAGCAACAGCTACTTGTCCTTGTCTTAAATTACCTGCTAAATGTCCAACAGAAACAGCAGCTCTTGATTGATAAGTTTGTCCTGCACTATTACCAATTGCTATTGCATTAAGACTTTGATCAATTCGTCCAGTTAATGAACCAATTGCTATTGATTCAATATTTTGAGATTGTAATCCTGCTTCTTTACCAATTGCTATTGTTCCGTCTGTTTTAGCTTTAATTCTTGTAGCTTCAAAGTCATCAGTTACAATACGACCACAAACATCTACATTAGAATTGAATGAAGCATCACCTTCAACAAATAATCTCATACTAACATCAATATTACGGCATGAAATATCAAGAACATTAAGATTGTTAAGTTCAAGATTATTTGAATATGTAACTTCTTTAGTTGTTGTATTATATTGAAGAATGTATGAACCATCAAAATTTCTGATGGGATTAATGTATAAGGCATTAGAGAAGTCACTATCTAATGGTTGATCATTAGCATTTAATATAATAGAGTTCTCATGTTGTTGATTATCACCAGCTCTATATCCAACAGCGATTGAGTATTTACCTTGTTGATTATTACCCGCACTATTACCAATAGCTACTGAATTAGTTCCCTGACTTAATTGTCCTGCTTTTTCACCAATTGCTATGGCTGCTAATTCTTGATAACGCTCACCAGCAGTTAATCCAATACCAATAGCGTTATTACTTTGATCTCTATTACCTGCTAATGTTCCAATACCTATACCATGTAATCCTTGATTTTCAAATCCAGCTTCAATACCAATACCTATTGCATTAGTATCAACTTTAATTCTATCAGCACTGAAATCATCACAAGTTATAGCTTTGGCAAATATGTTTTGATTAAATGAAGCATCGTTATCAACATGTATTGAACCTGTGAATGAAGCATCAATAGCTTTAAGATTTGATATATCTAATAAACCATATATTACAGTTCTAGTTGTTCCTAAATTACCAATTGTGGTTGTATTATCACCATGTCCATAATTTCTTTGAGAAGCACCAAGAAGACAGCTACCTATTACAATCTGATTATTTGAAGATGTAGATTTACTAAGAGTTTCACTATTATATCCAATAAATATATTATGTTCTCCTGTTTTTAATGCTCTACCAGAATACATACCAAAACCTATATTATAACTTCCAGTAGTAACATTTGCTAATGAATTATTACCCATAGCTATATTGTAAGAACCATCAGTAAGATCAAATAATGATTTATTACCCATACCACTATTGGCACTACCAGTTTTAATTTTGAACATACAATTTTTACCAAATGCAGTATTAAAATTGCCTGTTAATTTAGTTATATCATCACCAGCTAATGCAAGATTACCAACAGCAGTGTTACTTGCACCTGTTGTACAATATTCAAGTGTTCCTTGACCAATTGCAGTATTTGCATCACCAGTAGTTAATTCATTTAAAGTTCCAAAACCTAATGCTGTATTATTTGAAGCTGATATTATGGAATTACCACTGTCAATACCTACAAATGTATTAGAAAAGCAATTATTTAATGCTCCTGTTTTATTTGAACCAATCTTAAGTGAATTGCTGAAATTAGATACATTTGAAATAGCATCACTTAAATCATTAACAAATAAGGTTCTCCATTCCCAACCTTGTTGTGGTCCTAATGAAGTTAAAACTTCACCAGATAATCCAGCATCTGCTTCAGGTGTTAATATACTACCACTTATAGTTGCGTTTCCATCAACAGATAAATTCATACTAATATCAACATTTCTAAATGAAACATCCATTACAGATAAAGTTGTGGCAGATAATACACCAGAAACATCTAAATTTCTTTGGAATGAAACATCACCATTAACATATAAGTTTTCTGATATATCAACATCGCCTAATAATGAAGAATCACCACTTACAGTTAAATAAGAACCAGGAATACTGACACCTATACCAAATTTACCATTTCTAAAAGTTCCTAATAAATTACCAGAATTTCTAAATTCTAACGGTTGAGGATTGGTTGAACCAATAACTGTTTTTCCATCACTATTTTGTATTAATGCATAACCTGTATTAGCAAGATTATCTTTATGTTTTATACCAGCCCAACCATTTACATTTGGTAATGCTCCAACAATTAAATTACTAACATCTACATAATTTTGGAAACTTACATAATCTTGGAAATTTGTAGAACCTTGGAAACTGGCATCACCTAAAACTGTAAAATGATTAGATATATCAACATTATTATTAAATGATGCATCTCCTTCTACTAATAATTTATTACTAATATCTACATTTCTATATGATACATCAATTGAAGTATCAACATTTGAATTATTTGCTACATATGCTAATGCAGCATTATAATTTTTATTCCAAGCGAGACTTGAACATTGAGAACTAAATGCAGTATGTGTAGCATTTACAACAGCTGTCCAAGTTATTCCATCTCTTGAATATATTAATCTATCAGGAGTTGCACCACCTATTATCCAATGAACACCACACCAAACTACACAATTTACAATTTCTCCTGAAAAGAAATCAGTTGAATTTGGAACTGCAGTCCATGTTGAACCTCTATCATCTGAATATGCTATTCTATGGGTTCCTTTACCAGCAGCTATTACTCTAGAACCATTCCATCCAACTACCCAACATTCAGTAAAGAGTGTTGTAGAAGAACCACCATTAAAACTAGCATCGGCCCAAGTTTCACCAGATGTATCTGAAATAGCAATAGAACTTGAACCAGGAATACCTACAGCAACCCATCTTGAACCGCCTAACCATAAAACTTCTTTGCCTTGGTCAAATATAGTATTTCCTAATCCTACAAAGTTAACTCTATCATCACTATAAGCAATAGTACTTAACGCAGATGCTGTACCTACACCAACATATACATATCTTTCATTATTATCAAAATCTAATCCGGTGACTTTTGCGGTTAAAGGATTTCCACCAGGTATCCAAGAAGCACCATCTTTTGTGTATGCTATTGTATTATTACATAAATCAGTTCCACCACCTGATCTGTGACCACCAGCAACAAACATACCCAATTTAGGATTCCATTTAATAACCCAACCTCTATTTCCAAATGGTCCATTTACACCTGGGGTTGTTTCATTATAACCTGTCCAATTAATACCATCGTCAGAATAAGCTGCTATATTAACTTTATTACCAATAGCAACCCATCTATGTCCATTATATGCTATTGCTGTTCCTCCTGGGTTTGAATCTTGGAAAATATTAACACTATCAGGTAATTCACTCCATGTTATACCAAAATCTCTTGAAATAGAAATTCTAGCATCATTACCACCAACAGCAACAATTAAATTTTCAGTATTATGTAAATATTCTGTTGCTGACCTTACACCTTCAAATGAATAACCATTAACAGTTAAATTTTCTGATATATCAACACTGGCATTAAATGAAGCATCTTGAAGAACATTCAAATAAGTTGGAACTAATACACCTGATACATCAACATTTCTCTGGAATGAAACATCACCATTAACATACAAGTTTTCTGATATATCAACATTCTTATTGAATGATACATCTCCTCTTACAACTAAATCATTTGTTGTTAATGTTCCAGAAACATCAACATTTTCATTGAATGAAGCGTCACCATTAGCTACTAATCTATTAGATATATCTACATTATTATTGAATGAAGCATCACCAGTAACTAATAATTGATTTGATATATCAACATTTGTGAATGAAGCATCAGTTACAACCAAACTATCAATATTAATGTTTGATGAATATGTAACTTCTTTGGAAGTAGAGTTATATTGAAGAATAAAGGAAGAATCTGTATTACGAATAGGGTTAATATATAATGCGTTTTCAAAGTCGGTTTCTATATGACCACTTGCACTCATAATTATGGAACTTGGTTTTTGATTTACAATACTTGATGCTGAACCAATAGCAATAGCATATGCGCCTTGATTCATGAATCCGGCCTGATGCCCCAATGCGACTGCTTCAGTACCTTGATTAGAGGAACCAGCTTGTGCTCCAATAGCAACTGCGTTTGAACTTTGATCTGTTCTACCCGCATTATATCCTATACTGGTAGATAATCTACCTTGATTTGTTAGACCCGATTCTGAACCAATCGCAACAGCAAAATCAGATTGATCTGTTTTGCCTGCTTGAAATCCAATCGCAAGTGTTTCTTCTCCTTGTCTTATCCGTCCAGTGTCTTCACCAATTGATATACTTTTATTACCCTGTTCGGTATTTCCGGCATATTTACCAATTGATATTGAATCAGAACCTTGTAATATAGCACCAGCATTATCTCCAATAGCTATTCTATTAACATCAACTCTAATTCTGGTTGCTGAAAAATCAGTGCAAGTTGTAGGTCCATCAACTGTTAAGAAACCACTAATATCAACATCTTGCGCAAAACTAGCATCACCATATAAAACAAGTCGTTTCGCAATATCAACATATCCTAAGAATGATACATCACCATAGACATTTAAGTCTTTAACTTTCAAAGTTCCACAAATATCAACATCGTTATTGAATGAAGCATCACCTTTAACTTCTGTATTTTCATTAAAGATTATACTATCACTTAAATCCCAAACATAATCAGGTGCGTTTTTGAATACAAATGGTCTTTCATGATCATTTTGATCTCTTACAACTAAACCACCATCTGATAATGCTGCGGGAATATGTGCGATAATATTATGACTAACTTCTGTTGTTTGAGTATTAACTGTTGTTTCTGTTCCTTTAACATCAAGATCACCTCTAATAACAACAGTTCCTGAATTATCACCGAAATTGTTAAAAACAGGATCAATATAAATTATAGGAGGTCCGTATAAATGACCACCACCAAAGTGTATATTGCTGTTTATACTGATATCATTTTCAACAAATACTCCTTGTCCTGAACCAGAAAATGTAGCTAATCCGCTTACATCTAATTTATTTTTTAATTCTGTATCACCTTCAACTGTAACCTTATTTCCAACATTCAAATTATCTGAAATATCAACATATCTATTGAAGCTGGCATCTCTTTCGACTAATAAATCTAAACTAATATCAACATAACGATAAGAAACATCTATTTTACTATCTAATTCGTTTAATTTATCATTAATAGCTCTCATTGTTCCATATAAAGAATTATTCCAAGCTATTGTATTACATTGAGTATTAAACGGTGGTGTATCAACAACAGTCCAATTAATAGCATCATCAGAATATATTATAGTGTCACCCATACCGCCAACAATCCATTTTGTTCCAATCCATTCTACACACATACCTTGTGGATGACCTAAAATAGCTGATAAATTCATACCAGTCCATGTTAAACCTTTATCAGTTGAGTAAGCTACTGTGCTTGTTCCATTACCAACTGCTACTAATGTTGAACCATTATAAGCAACACCATTACAAACTGTTGAAAATACATTTGTTGATGTTTGAGCTAAATTATTAGCATTACTTGCATCAATCCATGTAACACCATTATCATCTGAATAAACAATAGTTGAATTACCAGTTCCTTTACTACCGACTGCGATCCATCTTTCACCAGCCCAAACAACTCCTTTACCTCTTTGGAAAATAGATGTAGAATCAGTAACAGCTGTCCAGTTTTCTAAATCATCAGAATAAGCAATTGTTGGAGATGATTCACCAACAGTAATATATCTTGTGTCATTAAAATCTAAACCAGTTACCTTAGCATTATTAGAACTATTTCCTAATCCAACCCAATCTATACCGTTATATGAATATGCTAATGTATTAGTGCCTTGACCACCAGCAATCCATCTGCCTGTATTACTGTGCCATTTAATTGGTCTTCCACTATGAGTAAATACTGGTGTTCCTAATCCAACCCATTCTTTACCGTCCATAGAATAAGCAAGTGTATTTGTTCCTCTACCACCAGCAACCCACATTGAACCATTGAAATCTATTGAATTTACAGTTGTGGTAAATATAGTAGAAGAATTAGCAACAGGTGTCCATGTTACTCCAAAATCGGTTGAATAACTAATCATATTATCATCTTTACCACCAGCTACAATTATGTTTTCATTGTTTTTAATCATATCAATATCTTGTTTAAGTCCATCAAATGCTATACCATTAACATTTAAATTATCTGAAATATCAACATTGCCATTAAAGGAAGCATCGCCATTAACATTTAATTGGTTTGATATATCAACATTGTTATTTAAACTTGTATCACCATCAACATTCAAATTATCTGAAACATCAACATTAGAGTTGAAGCTGGCATCTTTATCAACAATTACATTCTGTAAGTTAGTTAAGCCACTTATATCAACATTATTATTAAAGCTTGTATCACCAAAGACATTTAATTGATCTGATATATCAACTTTACCATTTAATGAAACATCACCATCAACAATTAAATCATCTACTCTTAATGTTCCTGAAATATCTACATTCTTATTGAATGAAGCATCACCATCAACTGTTAATTGGTCTGAAATATCTACTTTTCCATTTAATGATGTATCACCATCAACTGTTAATTGGTCTGAAATATCAACATTAGAATTAAATGACGCATCACCATTAACATTTAATTGGTCTGAAATATCAACTTTACCGTTTAATGATGTATCACCATCAACATTTAAATTTTCACTAATATCAACATTAGAATTGAATGAAGCATCTTTATCAACAACTAAGTTGTTAAGGTTAGTTAAACCGCTTATATCTACATTTTTATTGAAGCTTGTATCACCATAAACATTTAATTGGTCGGATATATCAACTCTTCCATTAAAGCTTACATCGCCATCAACAATTAAATCGTCTAATCTTAATGTGCCTGAAATATCAACATTCTTATTGAATGAAGCATCTCCATTAACAGTTAAATGGTCAGATATATCTACATTACCATTTAATGATGTATCACCATCAACAATTAAGTTTTGATTAACAGTTAAATTTTCACTGATATCAACATTAGAATTGAATGAAGCATCTTTTTCAACAACTAAGTTGTTAAGGTTAGTTAAACCACTTATATCTACATTTTTGTTGAAGCTTGTATCACCATAAACATTTAATTGGTCGGAAATATCAACTCTTCCATTAAATGAAACATCACCATCGACTATTAAATTGTCTAATCTTAATGTGCCTGAAATATCAACATTCTTATTGAAAGAGGCATCACCATAAACAGTTAATTGGTCAGATATATCAACATTGGAATTGAATGAAGCATCACCATCAACATTTAAATCATTAAGATTTGTTAATCCACTAACATCAATGTTTTCATTAAAGCTGGCATCTTTTTCAACAACTAAATTGTTAAGATTGGTTAAACCACTTACATCAAGATTTTTATTGAAGCTTGCATCTTCTTCAACAACTAAGTTATTAAGGTTAGTTAAACCACTAACATCAAGATTTTCATTAAAGCTGGCGTCTTTTTGAACAACTAAATTATTAAGGTTAGTTAAACCACTTACATCAAAGTTTTTATTAAAGCTTACATCACCATTAGCTACTAATCTATCTGATATATCAACATTACCATTGAAAGATACATCACCTAATACTTTAAGACTTGTAGCAGTAAGTGTTCCAGAAACATCTAAGTTTCTTTGGAATGAAACATCACCATTAACATATAAGTTTTCTGATATATCAACATTACCATTTAATGAAGTATCACCTTCTACTAATAAATTTAAACTGATATCAACATTTCTGTATGAAACATCTAATGCTTCTAATGATTTTAATCTTTCTCCAATATTTGCAAATGTGCCATATACACTTCTGTTCCATTTTATAGCATAACAGTGAGTGTTAAATAATGGATTAGATATTGATGTCCAATTTATACCATCAGATGATAAAATTATTTGATCTCCACTTCCTCCTGCTATCCATCTAATACCACACCATTCTATATCTGTACCTGATGAAAATCCTGGATTACCTATTCCTTTAAATGTTAAACCATGATCTGTTGAATAAGCAACTGCATTTATTCCACTTCCTACTGCTACTACAATATTTCCATTATATGCAACTCTATTTACTGCTGTTGAAAATATGCTTGCTGAATTTTGAGTTAAATCATCTGCATTAGATACATCAGTCCAATTTATTCCATCGTCAGAATGATATAATGTTCCTATTAATGTTCCTGACCCAACAGCCCCAGCTAATATCCATCTTCTTCCAGTCCAAATAACATCTCTTGCTTGTTGGAAAAATGAACCAGTATCAACAACATTCCAATTATTAAGATCATCAGAATATAATACGGTGTTTGTTCCTGTTGTTGCAATAACATGTCTATTTTCATTAAAAGCATATCCTCTTATACTTGATACACCAGTAATAGGTTTTGTTTCCCAATTAATACCATCATATGAATATGCTATATCATCTCCACCTTGTCCTCCTAAAATCCATTGACCTACATAACTATTATATTTTACAACTCTTACACTATGACTAAATGGATTTCCTCCAGCAACCCAGTTTATTCCATCATATGAATAGCCTACTGTATTTGTTCCTCTACCTCCGGCAACCCACATAGAACCATTGTAACCGATTGTATAGCACCAAGTTGAAAATATTGAACCAGAACCAGCAACACTATTCCATGTTTCTCCAAAATCTGTGGAATAAATTATTGAATCAGGATTAACATTACCACCAGCTACAATTATATTATCTTGATTGTTTAATATATTTAAGTCTTTTCTTACACCATCAAAAGAATTACCATCAACAGATAATCTTCCAGATACATCTAAATTTCTTTGGAAAGAAACATCACCATTAACATATAAGTTTTCTGATATATCAACATCACCGTTTAATGAAGTATCACCATTTACATTTAATTGATTTTCAATAGTTACATTAGAATTAAATGAAGCATCATTACTTATTGTTAATTCATTTCCATATAATGTTCCACATATATCAACATCTTCATTAAATGAAGCATCTCCATAAGCGACAAGTCTATCTGATATATCAACATAACCACTGAAAGATACATCACCTAATACTTTAATAGTTGTAGCAATAAGTGTTCCAGAAACATCTAAGTTTCTTTGGAATGAAACATCACCATTAACATATAAGTTTTCTGATATATCAACCTTAGCATTAAAACTGGTATCGGGTCTAATATTAAAGTGTATAACATGTGATATATCGCATAATAATCCTGAATTATCAATGATTAATGTATCACATACATCTCTGTGTATAATTTTGCATCTATCCATATAAATTGACCCGGGACCAATGAATAAATCTCTCCATTGTTTATCAACAGCACCCAAATCATATGAAAGATCTTCTCTAGGGATTAAATGAGAAATGATTTGATTAACACTTAAATCGCCACTAATATCTAAAATGCTTTCAACATATAAACGATTGGATACATCAACATTTCTATATGATACATCTAATACATCATTATCATTGTAATGATATCTAATATTATTGAATGATGAACTATTATTAGCAGCAGTGGTAAAAATATCGGTTTTTGAATTAGTTACATTAGTAAATGTATTTGCATCATCATCAGAATATGCTATTGTTTCACTTGTAGAATTACCACAAACGACCCAATTATCTCCATTCCAATTAATTCCATTAACAGTTGTTGCGAAGGTAGTATTTCCTAATCCAGTCCAATTAATACCATCTGTTGATTTAGCTAATGTATTAGTTCCTTGACCACCGGCTAATAATTGAATTCCATTGAAAGCAACAGAGAAACCATGTGTTGTAAATATTGTTTTACCTAATCCAGTCCAATTAACACCATCATATGAATAAGCTAATGTATTAGTTGTTCCTAAACCAGTAGCAACCCACATATTACCAGTGTATGCAAAATCAGTTACCCAGGTGCTAAATATATTTTTTGAACCACCAACTGGAGTCCAATTTATACCATCATATGAATATGCGATTGAATGATTAGCATGAAATCCACCTGCTAACCAAATTTTTTCATTATATGCTATACCATAAGCACCCGCTGCATTATCGAAAACTGTTGAAATACCATTCCAATTAATACCATCAGCTGAATATGCTAATGCATTTGTTCCGGCACCAGTAGCAACCCATAATGTATCTCCCCATATAACTTTATTACCATCATCAGTAAAGATAGTTTTTCCAACTCCTGTCCAATTAATACCATCATATGAATAAGCAATTGTATTAGCAGAACCACTACCAATAGCAACAAATTTATTACTATTAGCTGCTATATCAGAACCTTTACTTGAAAATATATTAGTAGAATCAGGAACAGCAAACCAAGATTTTCCAAAATCATCTGAATAAGCTAGTGAATTTGTTCCTTGACCGACAGAAACCGCACGATTAAAGCTTGAATTTCCAAATTCATTCCAGGAATTTCCATCGTGTCCTTCAAATCTATTGAGCGTTACATTATATCTGATAT